ACCGGCTGCTCTAATTAGTCGCTAGACTTGTGTTTTTATTCACCACCCTTCCGAAGAACAGCACAATTAGTGGTGAGCAGCGTTCCTGCTGCGCTAGCGGCATTTTGTAATGCACACTTCACCGTTTTAGCCGGGTCGATGACCCCGGTCTCCACTAAATTCTCGAACCTTTCAGTCCTAACATTAAAGCCGACATTCTTATCATGCTCGTCATGCAAGAGAGAATTTACTACGATATCAGAAGAGATATCTGCATTCTGTAAAATCTGGGTAATTGGAGCATAACAAGCCTGAAGAGTTATTTCTGCGCCGCGGAACTGATCCGGGGAGGCAGCCTCGATCTCAATATTATTAGCGCACTTTAAAAGGGCTGTGCCGCCGCCGGGGACAATCCCCTCTTCCTGTGCTGATCGAACAGCCTCTAGGGCGTCCTCAACCCGATGCTTCTTTTCTGTGACTTCTATTTCTGTAGCGCCGCCAATCTTAATGACGGCGATAGCCGAGGAGAGGCGAGTGATTCTATTTTGAATTCTCTCTGCCTCTACTAGGCTTTCTGTTTCCTCTACTTGTCCCCGAAGGGTAGCTAGGCGATCCTCTAGTTCTTCGTGGTTTGCGTCACCGTCGGCCATAGTGGTAAACCTTTTGCCAATTTCTATTTTCTTGACTGATCCTAGGTGCTCAAGTTTTACATCCTTAAGACGTAACCCTCTCTCTTTGCTCACAAACGTTGCGCCAGTAACAAGGGCGACATCCTCTAGCAAGTTCCGGCGCTCTTCTCCATAGCGAGGAGCTTTGATAGCAGCGATCTTCATGCCATTACGCATGCGATTTATAATAAGTGCAGCCAAAAGTGGCCCCTCAACTTCTTCCGCCACCACCACAAAAGGGCGACCGTCGCGGGCAACCACCTCAAGAATGGGAAGCATCTCCTCTACATTATCTAGCGACTCATCAGTCACAAGAACAAGAGTATCTCGGTGTTCAACTGTCCCTTTGCGCTCGTCAGTAATGAACTGAGAGGAGACATACCCTCCCTCAAACTGAAACCCCTCAACTACATCCATGGATGTCTGGAGAGATCTGCCCTCTTCAATCGTGATGGCTCCATCTTTACCGGCAGTAGCAACAGCCTCGGCAATCAGAGTTCCAATAGCCTCATCGCCGTTAGCAGACACTGTTGCAACATGTCGGATCTCTTCTTCGCTGGAGACAGGTTGTGCCATGTCTGTAATCCTGTCGCAGATTGCCTCAACGGCTAGATCAATGCCCCTCTTGATCTCGATAGAAGATGCGCCGGCTGCAATATGCTTGTTGGCTGACATCAAAATGGCCCGAGCTAAAACTGTACTAGTAGTTGTTCCATCGCCGCTAGCCTTCTCTGTTTCTAGCGCTGCTTGCCGAAGAACTTCTACAGCAGCCTGCTCGTAATCGTCGTCTAATTCAACAACTCTGGCAACACTGACTCCGTCCTTGGTGATTACTGGGTCAGCCCCTCGTTTATATAATATAACGTTCTGTCCGCGAGGGCCAAGTGTTGAGGCTACCGCATCAGTGAGCTTGTTTGCTCCATTGATTAGCTTTTGTCGGATATCATTCCCGAACAAGATATGGTCGTTGTTCATTTGGTTTTCTCCTACCAAAAATACATTAGTGAAAGGTTGGGGATTGCGCGGATGCCCACAAAGTGAAACTGGTTTCCCGCTGTCGCGACGGCGGGAAACAATAAACTAATCATCAATAAGTAACGCATCTTCACTCTCCTTCACGTTTAAAATCAATACTTCTTTCGACTTCTTATCAGAAGACATGCCGTATGCCCACTCAGGATATACGATTTCATAATCTTTGTATAGCTCTAATATAGTTGGGTTTGGATTATAAGAAATCACCCAGTTGTTTTTCTTTTTGATTGCTTCGGCGAATCCGTGGTGGTCAAACCCCTTATGCGTTGAGCCCCGGTCACCGTATAGTACAGGCTTCTCCACATGATATGGTGGATCAGCGTAGATAAAAGTCTCGTCATCATGCCTTTCGAGGCTCTCAGTAAAGTCTGCCTGCTCTACAGTTAGAGAGGGACATACGAAGTTTTTAAGGCGCTCGATGCTGCTTTCGGTAAACCGCTTCTGTGCGGCCTCCCTTGACCATCCACCGCTCATAGTTGCCCCGCTAAATGAGGCACGGTTCAAAGCATAGAACATGCATGCACGAAATTCTTTCCAAAGTAGGTGAGTGTCGTCCATGTGTGTCCAGTTTTGCTTCTTCTGGTACTGGGCGAACATCTCCTTAGAACAGGGGTGGAACAGCGTCTCAAGCAAGTACCCTAACTTTTCTGGATCCGAAAGAACATATTGCCAAAAGTTAGTGAGCGGTTCGAAGATATCATATCCATGAACTCTTGTGCCTTGGGAGGCGTAGTGAATCTCAATTGATCCGCCGCCAAAAAAAGGACTGACCATTTCTGTCAGGTTTTCTGGGAAATAAGGGATGATGTGTTTGAGCGCTCTAGTTTTTCCACCTGGGTATCTTAATAAAGACTTCAAGTATCCTCACTTTCTAATAAGACCGTGAATAGTTGGTCTATTTGGTTATCCAAAGATTCTGTTGGATTGACAGACACACTAATTGCTGGTAGCATTTCTCTTTGTTTTTCTATTTCCCCCATAAGCACGGGGGAGTGGTGGTGGAGTTCTTCCTCTGTGTCGGCGCACCCACAAGAACTTACTGCACCGTTGACATAATCATCTACGCCGTTGGCGCACTCGGCATCAAGAAAAAGATTGCCGGAAAAGATCTCGCGCTGGCGATCGTTAAGAAGATCCCACTCTCGGTATGACATGCCATTCTTTTGAAGGCGGTCATCTAGGATGTTTACCTTTGCGGAAAATTCATTATGGATAGCCGGGCTGCCCCGAAGAATATCTATCTGGTGTGGATTTAAAACTTGATGCATATTTACAGGCTCTGAAGCTCTTTCCGGATTAGGTCTCTGATCGAGCCCATCGAGTCGGGAGATGATTCCTCTTTGGTAAGCTCTGCATTATCTTCTTCTGTCTCTACGTCCGTTGCAGCCTTCTCTGTGTTGACGGCGGACTTAGTCTTCTTCACATCTGGACGTCGCCCACCAAGCTCATCCAGAATAGAGGCGTACTCTTCCTTGATAATTTCGGCTAACCTTGCTGTTGAAATCTTAAACTTATTTGACATTATTTATGTTCTCCTTAAATCTTAAAGCCACCCAGGCTATCTATAAATAGTTAGCTATTGATGTGTTTTCTTAATTCTTTCTCAGTGATAAGTGTATAAGTAAAGCTATTTCCGTAGATAAGTGCAGAAGACTTACACAGTTCTAAAAATTCGTTGTAGTCTTCGGCGCGTTTGAACACTTGACAGCCAGCACTCCATCTATTAACAAGGTAAGACTCAGTATAAGGGTTACTTTTGTGTATGTTAATGCCAAAGAACCCCTTATTGATCATTTCTAGCCCTCTATAGTCAATTATATCATCTTTGTTGTTGTCTCGCCAAACCTTGCAAGGCTTTCGCTGTACAAGAGCCTGGTATCGGTTTTGGTGCCTTCCGAGCTTCCATCCGCCTCGATACTGTCCAGGAATGAGAATCGCAGTCCCCCTAGGGTTCATTGGGTTTTCTAACCAATACTTTCCTGGGTCGGTTGTGACCTCATACTTTTTCTGTATGACTGTGTCTCCAGATTGATAGAACACGAGAAGATAGTCATCAAACTCGTTTGAGCTATCATTGTCCCGTCGAACACCTATTAAATTTAGGTTTAATTTCTTGTCCACTCTCTCAAAATAAACATACCCCTTAGACTTCATAAATGAGATAATATTTTCTGCCACAAGAATATCTTTAAGGGGTTTCGTCGGGTTCGCTAGCAGGCGGCTCGGACGAAGGCGGAAGATCGCCGAGAACAGCTTGAGTAAGTGAGTGAACAAATTCGTCTACCTCCGGGTTTTCTTTCATCCGATATGTTAGGCCATCTTCATCAAGTTTTAGTTCGGCCAGTCCTGATTTATAATACATTAGTATAGTCAAGTGGGAAGCAAGATTAAAGTTTGGGTCAGCCTGTGCCTCATCCCTAATCCACTTCATCACCCGAGCGGCGAAGAAAGCTTTCTCGGCGTAGATAATGTTATCCTCACCTTCATTAATATAACCCTCTTCTTCTAAAAGTTTAAGGACATTAAACATTATTTATCTCTTTTCCGCATATAAAAAAACGACCCCGGAGTGAGGTCGTTCTTTAGATTACTTTCAAGCGTTACTCGAAATTAGTTTATTGACGGCTAAGAAGACGCTCGACAACACGCTTAAGAACTGCTTCGGTGAGTTCTTCGTCATCAACAACCTCTAGATCAATAGTTTCGTCGGTACGATTGTACGCAGCGTCGCCCATTCCAGCTTCCTCGTCGGCAAGCGCTTCTAGGTCTTCGCCAGCAGCTTCAAGATCTGCTCCGTCATCAGCGAGAGCTTCAGCCTCTTCCTCAGACTCTACGTCTACTTCGACGCCGGTCACTTGAGAGACTGCGTCGGCGATGGCTTGTACTAGTACTTCTGCCTCTTCTTCACTCATCTCTACTTGGGCTGCGGGCTCGCCTGGAAGTTCCATTTCGGCATCTACAATCTCTTCTTCGCCATCTTCGGCGGGAAGCTCAACTGCGTCCATCTCTAGCTCCTCTTCTTCATCGATAGTGTCAAGATAGTTTTCGGTGAGAGGGGCCATGTTAGCAAGCTTTCCCCAGCGACGAATAACGTTTTCGTTAATAAGAGTCTTCTTAGTCATTACATTGTTCTCCTTAAAGTGATTGGTAACACAATCATCAATAAATAGGTTGTCAATATCAAAAACACCCTATTGATCGTCAAAATCTTCAAAAATCCCAGTAGACTCAAGCTTATTAAAAGCGGCATGCTCAATTTGACTAATACGAGGGAAGCTAACTCCCATTCTGTCAGCCACTTCTCGCAGGCTAAGACCTGCTGGGTATTTCCTTGCGCACGCTACCGCGCAGTTTAAGTCCTCTTCGAAGTTCATCCAGTTGCGGCACTCGGTCTGATCACACTCTACTCTCCACTTCTCCTGCACCTCGAAGCATGTTGGCGCAGAACTATATTGAGTCTCAAACTCTGTCGGTTCTTGATTGATTTTAGCTTGCTGTTTTTTCGGATCTTTACGATAAAACATTTTATTTTCTCCGTGCGTTCCGGGTGCTTAAGATGTGTGTGTTACTTTCGTGAGTGCCGGCGGATGTTTGCCGTACCCATTCTACTTTATTTCGTAGCTCAGCTAGAGTGCGAGCGCCGGTATAGGAAAATCCGCTGCGGATCCCACCCTCTAAGTCCCTAAGAATATCTACTACGCTTCCCTTGTGGGGGATATATGACGCAACACCCTCAGGGGTAGGTGACTTGTTCCGCCAATCTAGCTGCGCATCTTTTGAGGCCATGCCTCTATATTCTTTTGCTCTGCTGCCATCTGGCAAATTAATTGTTTGACCTGGGCTTTCGTCCGTGCCAGCTAGCAAAGAGCCGCACATTACAAAGTCGGCTCCGGCAGCGAGCGCCTTCACAATATCTCCAGAAGTTTTAATGCCGCCATCGGCAATAATCGACACATCTCGATCAGTACGAGCGCAGTCGAAAATAGTCTGAAGTCCTGGCAGCCCATGTCCTGTCACCAGGCGGGTGCTGCAAATAGAGCCTCCGCCAATATTACAGCGAACTGAGTGAGCGCCCCAGTCGGCAAGATCATTGACACCTTCTAGCGTGCAAACATTGCCTGCCATAATATGAATACTATTATTATATTCTTCGCTCAAGTGCTCAAGCGCTTTTTTCATTAGGATATGGTGCCCGTGGGCAACGTCTACACACAAAATATCAACGCCGGCAGCTACAAGCTCGGCTGCCCTCTCCATACAATCTCCCGTAACCCCAATAGCCGCTGCGATTGGGTGGGTAAGACGGTTATGAACGGGTACGCCAAGAATAGACTCCTGAACTAGTGAGACCTGTTCTTGAATTGTATTGTAGCGATGCAAAACTGCCACTCCACCAGCCGCGCCCATGGCACGGGCCATCCTAGACTCAGAGACTGTGTCCATCGGCGACGCAATCACCGGTAGAGAAAGCCTAATATCAAATGATAAGTCGCTTCCAATATCTACTTCATTTCTGCTCTCGATATTGCTGTACCTTGGTACCATGAGCATATCATCGTAGGTAACTGCTTCTTTAAACTTCATCTTGCTCCTCTGCCAGTTTGCTGGCTAGTTCTTGACATTCTGGGCAGAAAAGCCTGACCAGTTCTTGTTCTGTTCTTACTACGACTTGCCATGTCATATGGGCGTCGCGAGTCTTGGGAAATTCTTTTTTACAAGCCGAGCATGAGCTTGGCAGTCTGTCAAACATGTTCATCTGCTTATCTAGCTTCTGCTGTTGGTCGTGGATGACCCTCTTGTCTTTCTTTTTCTTCTTGTCCCGCTTAAGGCGCTTAAGGTGTTTTTTACTTTTAGGCAAAGCAGTTCCCCCCCATCTTCTATACTAGAATATCAGGCCACAGGGATACGTCAAGCTTTTTCTTCATCTTCCTGAATATAAATGTCGAGGACTCCGAAAATGCCCTCTAGCTCCTTTGCCGTGACGGTATTATTGTCCACCAAAGATGTCGTAAGAAGAGCAACGTGCTCTCTCTTTGACTCTAGAAGACCCTCTGCTTCCTTGAGAGACCTTCTGATAATCTCTTCTACGGCTTGGTCAAACTCTAATTTATAGGCCTCTGAAGTTTCTGATGAACGTTCAATATAAGAATTAGTTGTATTCTTTCCAAAGTACATTGGCCCAATAGAACCCATTCCAAAGTCCTTTACCATTCTCTCGGCTAATTGTTTTGCTCTCAGTAAATCATTTGAAACACCAGTAGACGTACCATCTTCCCCAAAGAACATTTTCTCTGCGATGTATCCTCCAAGAAGGACTTTTATTCTGGCAATATTCTCCTTCTTGTTCCAAGAGAAGCGATCGTCAGTTGGCATCTGTACAGTTAGTCCCAGCGCTTGACCATGGGGCACAATTGTTACTTTGTGCAGCGGGTCAGCATCTTCTAGATAATAAGCCAAAATGGCATGGCCGGCTTCGTGTATCGCTGTTGCGCGGCGTGAGTCCTCAGAAATCTGGAGTGATTTACGGGGTTTTCCCATAAGAACTTTGTCCTTTGCTTCTTCAAGGTGAGCATTGGTAATCTTTGACGACTTCTTCATAGCAGCCAAGATACATGCCTCATTTACTAGGTTGGCTAAATCAGCGCCTGATAACCCAGGGGTCGTTGCTGCCAATGTTTTTAGGTCTACCTGGCGATCAAGGGGAGCGGTGGCAGTATGAATTTTTAAAATCTGCTCTCTTCCGCGAGAGTCAGGCAGCGGCACAGAGACCTTTCTGTCAAATCTCCCTGGGCGGGTCAGAGCTTTATCTAATACCTCAACACGGTTAGTCGCTGCCATCACAATTATTCCTGAGTTTTCTTCGAATCCGTCTAGCTCTACGAGTATTTGATTTAGTGTTTGCTCTCTTTCATCATTCCCTCCGGTATGGCCACCGCCGCCGCGATGTTTTCCTATTGCATCTAGCTCGTCTATGAATACAATACATGGGGCCATCTTCTTGGCGCGAGCAAATAAGTCACGAACTCGTGATGCGCCGACACCAACATACATCTCGACAAATTCAGACCCGGAAGATAATATAAAGGGAACCTGAGCCTCATGAGCAACAGCCTTGGCTAATAAGGTTTTTCCTGTCCCAGGAGGACCATATAAAAGAACACCCTTCGGCATCTTGCCGCCAAGCTTTACAAAACGGTGCGGGTGACGCAGGAACTCAACTAGTTCTACTAACTCTTCCTTCGCCTCTTGGCAGCCCGCCACATCATCAAACTTTACACCAAATTCTGACGGAAGAATGACTCGGGACTTTGTCTGAGAGAAGGTTGTCATCGGCGATGGGCCAGTGTTCTTCATGACGGAACGAAATACATATATTAAAATAATAAATATAAATACTATCGGCAGCCAAGAGACAAGAAGAGTCAGCCATATCGACGGCGGATCTGACCCAAGAAACCTAAGCTCTATATTTTTGTCTTCAGATAGTTTTTTTAAAACCTCTTCTGAGAGTGGTGCATTTGTTTCATAGATTTTCTCGCCCATAGTGATTGTCCACTTGTCTTGGCGGATCACTACTTCGGCAGAAGTACCTTGGTCACTTGCGGAGCCTAACAGAGTAAGCGCCCGGCTGTAAGACACAACACTGGGCTGGTTTACCTCTAGGCGCGCAAGATGAGAAGACATAACGAAAAGAACCGCGACTAATACAAAAGCCCAAATAAAATAACTTTTGTTACCGCGGTACCAATTCATACATATTTTCCTCTTCCCGGCTTATAAAGTATCTAGTTCGCCAAAGAGGTTCATTTGCTCTTCTTTACTATTTTTAAAAGGCTTTCCTCGACATATTGCTGGGGATATATTCTTGGTGCTAGACCGCACCACTCTACATAAATCATGGGTGATTCACCGCGGCGGCGGGCATAGGAGGCCCTCTTTACGAGCCCTAAGAACCTGTAATCAGAGGACTTAAGCTCTACCAGATCTCCTGGTCTTAATTTAGGCTTGATGGCCATTTGTGCTGGGGTTTACGCTAAGATTCATCAGCGCTTAGAATCTCCATGGACTCACAAATGTCTAATTCTTTGTGGGCAGCAGTATCTAGATCTTCCCAGTGGACTGTCCACCATGCCTCGCCTTTACGGATGAATCGTCCCAACACGAGACCAACTGCCCCGTCAGAATTCTTTAGGACGGTGCCCGACTGTAGATGTTGTGTGCTCATTTTATTTCTCCTTGTGCTTGAGTATAACATATTATTCTACAACTGAAAAGCAATTATTAACATTTGTTAAAAGTTCTTGAAAGCGTTCGCCGGAAGTGGTCCACTGAAGATCCACATAACGGTTGGCCCAGCTTGTGCCGGTGCCTTTCTTCTCCTCGTAAGACTTGGTAAGAACCAAGGCCAACTTCCCTGCGTGAGGAGTGTGGCGGGCGCGCAGAAGAGTGCCGGGCATTTGAACTTTGTTCGCATGGTAGAGGCTGTATTCACTCTGGTTCACTCAGCACCTCCCAATTCGTAGGCATAAAAATAGAGCGGCGGCCGTCGGGGTATAATACATCCCATAAAATACTTTTGCCCGTCTTCACTTGCTTGTGAGCGAGGATAGCGTATTCCCCGCTCTCCAAGATGGCGATGTTCTTTCGGCACTGCTTCTTGATGCGGAGTAGGGTGCCCGGCTTTAATCCGTCAGCGTATTTCATTTTACTCTCACCAGATATTGCACGGGATATTGTTTTGATTCGTGTGCGCCCCACATCACATCAACGAACTCAGTCTCACCGCCGAGATATTCATCAAGAGCCCAATAATTTGAGCGAGTGATGAGACCGAGAGTGTTTGCGCTAGCCACGCCAACCAGTTCGCCAATTTTATAGCTTTTGTATTCGGGGTTCATTACCACATTCTTTTCGTTAGATTTTCTTCAAGGATAAAGAAGTTTGAGCCATCAGGCTTGAGTACAAACCAACCTGGGTGGAGACTATCCAGCTTCTCAATCAGCACCAAGGGCGTCTTGTTGTCCGCCAACTCAATGAACCACAAGGTGGACAAGTGGTCAATCGCTGACTTTCTAATTCTTACTAGGTCGCCGCACTTCATGATACTACCTCAAAATGCCTGGCTGATCGCCAATGCTCTGCGTGAAACCGTGGTTCGTGCGTGGTATCCATGAGAGTTACTCTGATGATTGGGTCTGCGGGGTCGGGTCCTATCTCCGTTACCAGTCCCAAAGCGCCCCCAGGCTGATTGGTAATGCGATTGGGCTTGCGTCTTACGAGGTTGCCGACTTTCATGAGAGCACCTCTGCTTGATCTGAGAAAAGCATAATCTGACCGTCGTCCATAAAGTTTAAGTCCATAAGAGCATCAAACTTTACAAGGGCTGGATAAACCTTAACTCGATCAGGGAGCTTTGCCTGGTCCAGCTTGTGAGCCAAGTCATATTTCTCTTTCATCACCAGCCCAATCTGGCCCTCTAATTTAGCACGGATGCCAGGAGGAAAAGACATTAGTCCCGACGAGTTCACTTTAACAATCTGTCCGACTTTCATGATATTTGCTGCATGTTACAAACATAATCACAAAACTCAGGAGTGCCGTCCAAGGGCTGGCAAATATAAAAGATATGCTCTTCAGCGCCTTCATAGTCGGTAGTGAAATCACAACCGGGGGATAGGCGATGGACCAAGGCTCTGGCTGGGATGTCTGCCATTCCTTCTCTTGGGTTTACCATTACCAGCATACCCGGACGAATACGGCAGCGGTTTTGAATCTCTTGGATCATCTTATTTTACCAATTCAACGGAGTATTTGGGCATTTTCTCAATCATTGGAAGGAGCGGCGTTGCCTCGGGCAACCACTCCACTACAATAGTATTACCGCCATCAAGAACCTCCTGGACTAGACCAACTAGTCCATCAAGGTCACGGCGTGTAGTCCGAACAAGATCTCCAACTTTCATAACTCTCTCCTCTTCTGACACTATAATACCATCATTAGATTAGAAGTCAAGTTTTATTTTTGGTGCCCGAAGAAATAAGTTTTAGGTGGTCACACCTTACCCAATAGTCTCCGTCGGGTGTTCGCACTTTGAACTTATTGTCGGCAGTGAAGACATAACGTTGCTCAATAATAATACCTGTGAGCATCGTCTCGTCAATATATTCTTCTGTTACTCGGCTAGCCTTGAAATCTACAAGGTCGCCGAGATCGTACCGAAAATAAAATTTGGTCATTTGCCCTCTGAAACAAGTGCTAGGTGCTGGACAGAATAATATTCCTCCAGTTCATATCCCAGCCAATTAACCTTTACACAGATAGCGCCGCGGGCTGGAAGATGCTTTGCTTCTGGATAGGAAAGCACCAGCCCAAGCTGGCGTCTGTTGCCTTTGGCTACGGATTCCCGAAAGCTCCAGTCAGGCTCTACCAAATCACCGGGCTTCACTTATCACCTCCAAATACTTATTCCGAAACCAGTGAGTTTGTTTGCCCAGTGATGTTTTTTCGGTCAAAAGTAGTTTAGTGTAGTCTTCTTCTTCTGAAGATTCAAGAGCAATAATTATCCCGTAGAATATCTGGTAAGAGTAGCCTTCAGCCGTCTTAACCAAGTCACCGAGTTTCACGCCACAACTCCAATTCCCCGTAGTGCCAAATTCTTTCTTTGCCTTCCAGCAAAGTCAAAACTGTTTCCCCACGGTTAGGACCACCGTCCATAACTTTGAGAACCAACATCTTTTTTCCGCCAACATCTCGGGCGGCAAAAATGTTTGGGGCTTGCTTTACCAAATCACCCGGCTTCACTGACGACCTCCAGGGTTTGTGCCATCTGCATAAAAGTTCCGTAATCGCCTTGCCATTTTACCTTTGCACATCTTCCTTCGACGAGTAATACAAGACCAAGACCACACATTTTGTGACCCATGTATCCTTCTTTTCGTTTTACTAAGTCACCGGGTTTCACTGAGCATCCTCTCTATACGCCAGGAGCTACAACTTCCGTGCTCGCCGTCGTCGCAATAAATCATCTCAATCTGGGGAGGAGAGGGTTCGTCCTCTCCAAACCACATATCATCGTGGCGGCGGATCTTGGTAATCACAGCCATTCCGCCGTGCTTCATCATCACGAGGTCGCCGGGCTTTAGGTCGTGTCGCCATGCGTTTTTCTTGCTCATTGTCATTGATCTTTCCTTACTAGTATAATAGCACTGTATTAGAGTAAGTCAAGTTTTATTTCTTTGTTCCCGCCTTTTTGAGGAAAGTCCAAAATCTGGAAAATAGGGAAGAAGAATTTTTCGGGGCATATTGGATTTTAGTTATTTCCCGGCGGCATACAAAATAGTGTTGTTCTGCATATTCCTCTAATAGGTTGTTCTCTATAACCCATTTGCGCAACTTGCGCCAGTCCTCAAGCTCTGCAATTGTGCGGATAGGTGTGGTCTCTAAAATAGCAAGACGACGTAGTGCTTCGGACATGGTGTTCTCCTCTGCCATAATAGTAGCACTCCTTTGGCAGAAGTCAAGAAAAAACTAATCGTTTAGCTCAAATATAAAAGCCTCTCGTCAGTCTGCATAGGATCCACTAGGGTACCTTTCTGTACAGTCTCTGCCATACTCACATATAATATATATGTTAGGAGATGGGTCATTTGACGTATTCTGTTAACCAGTCTAGCAAATCGGGAGGTCCCGAATCTGATGACTGAGGTGGGCTTATCTGTTCCCCGTGGATCCCAAGGCCCCGTGCCCGCGAGCAGTAGACTGGTTATCATAGATGGAGTCTGACTCCTGCAAGGTTACATTATCAGCAATCCGAACAAAGACGCCCTGAGCAATTTTCTCTCCTGGCTCAATGTATTGAGATTTTAGGCCTACATTGTGAAGGTTTACAAAAATTTCTCCGCTGTATCCTCTATCGACAACACACGCTCCGACATGTAGGCTACGCTTGCTGGCAATGCCTGACTTGTTCTTCATCTCTAGCATGTACCCAAGCGGAACCTCCATCTTGATGCCTGTCGGAATAAGAGCAGAATCACCGAGATCAATTCTCATTCTGTCGTCTCCGCAATAGAAAAAATCCATTCCCGCATCCGTGTCGTATGCCCGAACTGGTGTTTTAGCTGTTGTCCTTGTCTTAACAAATTTTACGATCATGTCAGTCTCCTAAACGTTCTTCTAAGAGAGCGGGTGCTGAATCCCCACTTCTCGTTATATTCTAAGTTAGCAATGTATACTTTGTTAAGAGAAATCTTATCGTCATCTCTGACACCCCAGCAGCGGATGTTCGCATCAAAGGCGTTGCTGTCAGTTGTGGAGATTACCCAGTATTCTTTGCCGTTCTTTGTCTTCTTTATTTTTACTTCCCTCGGAATGAACCAGACCAATTGGAGGTCAGGGTCGTACTCGCTGATGGGTGGGCAGCCTCGTCCCATTAGATTGTCCTGAATCTCTTGTGGCATAATCTCGTGGATAGGAAAGATGCCGGTGAGAGAGGCGAAGTGTTCTAACTTCTCTTCGTCCGTGAAGTCTCCTTCGGGAGCGTAGAGTGCAATGTTGTCCTCAAGGTTTTTCTCCTTGCGGGGGCGGTCAACTGCTACCGCTGACCAGAAGTGGCGCAGGCCTGTGAACCTATCGTCCATCAACTCGTCGAGGGCTTTACTTCTGACTAGAACATCTAGAGCCTTCTTGTTGAGTTTGGAGTATGTGATGTTTTCATTGAACAGAAACTCTTCAATTGTGCCGAATGGTCGGTTATTAATAATCTGATCAAGGGCGCTGTCACCTAGACCTTTGATACCGGCAAGCGGTTGAATTAATGTTTTGCCGTCGTCATCAATTTCCCAGACTCGTCCTGATTTATTAATGCTCGGGGGCTCAATCTCAAACCCAAAGGCTTTGGCGGTGTTGATAGCGCCGGCCTTCTTATCCTCTGGTTCCTTGTCCAAGAACGCAGCCATCCACTCAACTGGATAGTAGTAACTCAGCCAAGCGCATTGGAAGGACACCGCCCCATAAGATACGGCGTGCGATAAGTTGAAGCCATAGCCTGAGAAGAACTCCATGTTTGCCCACTGCTTGTCGGCGACGGCTTTGGAGAGTCCGTGTTCTGCACAGCCTGCAACAAACTTCTTATAGATATTGTCCTTTACTTTATCTTTGCCCGTTCCTTTTTTCGTTAGAACTTTGCGGAGGAGATTGCCCTCATCGAGAGAAATGTCCTTGCCGAGCTTGTGCGCTAGCATTGCTAGCTGTTCTTGGAAAACCAACAAGCCGTGCGTTTCTCCGAGCACTTCTTTGATGATTGGGTGCTCATACGTGACTTGCTCTGGATTTGTTTTGTTCGCGACATACAGACTGTGAGCCTTGGCGCTAAGTGGCCCAGGGCGGAAGATAGCCGTGACTGCTGCGAAGTCCAGAAGCGAGGTTGGCTGAGCTTCTTGGCAGAACCGTTGTGCTCCGCCGTTAGTCATCTGGAAGATGCCTGCCCACTTACCTTTGTGGAAAACCTCTCGCCAGACTTCTTGGTTATCAAAATCAATTGCGTCGGGATGGAGACGAGTATTATAATAATCTCTGACCTGCTCAAATGTCGGATCTTCAACTCCTTCGTGTCGTTTTAATATATGTCGGATTGCTCCCGAAATCATACGGAGAGTTGACAAGCCAAGCAGGTCAAACTTAATGAAGCCCAGCGGTTCAAGGTGGCGAACGTTTTGTCCCTCGCTCCACGGAGTCTGGATGACTCCGCCAGAGTTGATGAGCGGCATGTGCCGGTCAAGGTTCTCAGCTACAACCACGCCGCCAGCGTGTCGTGATATGCTCCGCATATTGCCGAACAGATTATCAACGTGAGTCTCAATATGAGGATACTTCTGGAAGAATTGCTGAAGAGTTTCACTGTATTCTTTTACCTCCGTAAATGTTGGGGTGTAGACGCCAGCGATTTGGCCGTGCGCTTTCTTGGCTAGGGGTGTGGCTTCGCTCATCATGACGCCCGTGACCTTATTGACTTCCATGAACGGTACGTTATAGAACTTGCCTATGTCTTTGATGAGAGAGCGGAGTTGGAGCGTGTTGAAGTTGCTGATAGGGACGACTGTCGTCTTCCCCCAGTCTTCTGCTAGTTGCTCCTTTAAAACCATTGGCTCCTCAACATCAAAGTCAATGTCCGGATAGCCTTTGCCGCCCTTGGTCAAGAACCTCTCAAACTGTAGCTCGTATTTAATTGGGTCGATCTGAGTAATGTCTAGAACATAAGACAGGAGGGAGCCGGCGGCTGAACCTCGTCCAAGTCCTACCAACATTTCCTCTTGGGCTTTATCACTGATGGCTTTCATCGTCAGAAAGTACTGGGCAAAACCTCGGTCTTTGATGATACCCAGTTCATACCTAAGGCGATCCACATACTCAGGGTCTGTGATCTTCTTTTGTTTCATGCCCGCCAAAGCGTCTTGGGCCAGAGCCTGGATGGGTGTCTTGCCCTTGGGCACCACAAACTCGGGAAGGCGTACTTCGCTGGCGGGGAGGAAGTCTTCTACTCGGTCGTAAGCGATGTGATGGGTGCGCTCAATGCTGTCACGGATGAATGTGTCATCATATTCAATGTTGAACAGTGAGGAATAGTTCTTGTAGGCTTCCCACATTTGGTCGCCGTTTTTTGGGTAGAGTTCCATCCCAACTTCTTCTACGGAACTTGGTAATCCATTACCTCCCTCTGCCCACTCTGGGACTTTACCACCCCAGCCAATGCGCCTGTACATCTCTCTGTCTTTCCATAGCTCTGGACGTGGGTAGTGACTGTCGGCAGTACTGATGACCTCCACTCCCATTTCCATACAAGCCTGGATGATAAAGTTATTCCCATGATGTTGGTCTAGGATATTGTTCCACTGAACCTCGCCGTAGAAACGATCGCCAAAGATTTCTTTAAACTGAGCAATAGTATTCTTCATTGCCTCAACAACATGATCGGGGCTCTTATCTCTGTTCCTCCAGAAATCTTCAAAGAGGGGGCCAGACATACATGCGCTTGAAATAATCAAGCCTTCATTATATTTGTCTAGCATCTCAAAGTCCATGCGAGGATATCGATAGAAGTTCTCAGGCTGATAGCTATCTGAGACTAGTTGGAATAGATTGTTTAGCCCTGTTTGATTCTGAGCAACCATGACAAGATGATGACGCTTGTTAAGGGGGTTCCGCTTCTTGCCGCGGTTCTCGTCCTCAACGACCATCCCATATTCTTCTTTCTTTTGCCGCTTAGCATTGGCCTTGTGCTCTTCGTACATCGTGCGCCACTTGCGATGAGACTTGAGGAAATAAGATTCACAGCCGTAAATAGCCTTGAAGTCTTTGCCAGACTCCCTCATCTTCTTTAGGTGCTCCACCTGAAAGGAGAGTCCATTCATATGCCCGTGGTCGGTAAGAGCGTGGGCGTTCATCCCGTTCTCATAGGCGAAGTCCATATGTTCGCCAGGCATACCCAGTCCATCAAAAGGGGAGAGCCCAGAGTGAGCGTGAAGTCCCACGAAAGGGATCTTGCTTGTAATCCGTTCAGACATTAACAGCCTTTCTTGTTTGGTATACCCCATTATACTCTAGAAGTCATATAAGTTCAAGAAAAAAATGAACAGGGCTCCCGATGCCCTGTTCTCCACCCATCGCGTGGGGATCCCCAATTAACATTAATTAGTGACTGGCTTATTCAGAGGAATTGTTTTCTTCTTCGGTGGTCGGGTCAGCCATTCCATAGAACTGCTGCTCGCCATCCTCAAAAGTAATAATTGTGCCATTTTTTGGGTGGGGGGCGATGTGAACTTTTACAAAGTCCGAAAAGGAATCGAATATAGCGATCGATCCGCGAGGGCGTGGCCACAACCAATGTACGACCGCCTGTCCTGTGGCCAGTTCAATCCCCTCGATTACGATCCCGTCGCCGCTGACTCCTGTCTCGTCTGATCGACGGCAAACGGTGAAAGTTCTAATACCCTGGGGAGCAAGGTGTGCTGGGGGCTTTGGCTTAAGGTCTTCTGAGGTCGTTGTTCTCTCTTCGAGAACAGTGTCTCCCTCTTGTGCTTTAATCTCTTCGCTCATAATTATACTTTCTCGTTTCTTGGGGATGTCATCCCCAGATAAAACCATTGCCGAAGTGTCCCCACTCGGCTGTTTGACGGTACCTAGGTGACTTCAATTCTAACAGAGATGCAATACCGGCTGGACTTAGGTCATAGCCAGTAACGTCGTGTGAACTTCCATCAACGATTGCAGTAGCTTGGACAGGAGCCGGGTGACCGATTGCATAGGCCAGGTATACATACACCTCGGAAGCGTCATGTTCTTTAAGATAGTCAACGGCGGCTCGCCGGGCCATATAGGCTGCGGAGCGATCAACCTTGGATGGGTCTTTGCCGCTAAAGGCACCGCCGCCGATCGGTACCCTAGGGCCATAGTTATCTACTACGAGCTTGCGCCCAGTAAGTCCAGTATCTGCGTCAAAGCCGCCTACTTCCCAGTCTCCTGCCGGGTTTGCATGAATTTCTACGTCAATAGTATAGGCGTCCTCTCCTAGCGCATCTAACCAAGCCTCGATCATTGTTCGAAGCTCGACGGTAGGAGCGTTTTGAAAGCTTGCCACTACTGCACATATTTCACCAGAGTCCAGAGTAACCTGAGTCTTCCCGTCGTAAGGAAATTTCTCGTAAAGAAGTCGGCATAACTGGCGAGCCAAGTAAAGCTCTTGAGGAATCATTGATTCGTTCTCATTGCATGCATACCCAACCATTATTCCTTGGTCGCCGGCACCACCAACATCTACGCCCTGAGAAATAAAATTGCTTTGCTTAACAATGTTCACAGAGATTTCATCTATATCGTTATAAACACTGCGAACTACTTTTTCAAAATCTACCTCGGCGTCGGTCGTGATCTCGCCCATTATAATAATCTTTCGGTGACCGCCCATTGTCTCAACTGCAACTCGCGAGTTAGGATCTTGAAACAAACACTCGTCCAAGATAGCGTCTGAAACTCTATCACAGATTTTGTCTGGGTGGTGTGGGCTAACACACTCTGCTGTTCTAATCATTATGTATCCTTTTAATTTTAGTTGCCCCCAAGTTGCAACTTGAGGGCAACGTTGCCCTCAAGTTGGGCTCGCTCTTCATCTGGAATTCTGGCGGCGTCGTGTGGCTTAAACAAAGACACTACATCGAAGCTTCCGCCATAGAATACGCCATCGTAATCTTCTCGAATGGACTCCAGCAACTCATTCCATTCGATCCCTTTACGTAGTCCATAAATTGGGTGGCGAATCTTTTGGACATATCCCTGGGGATCTTTGCGTAGGTCATAAATCCTGCTCAAAGGTATGCTGCTTCCATATAGCTTTGCGCCGGACGCTACTTGAATCTCTCGCTGTTTCGGATCCACGTAAAAGAACGTCCTCGGGACACTGCTGATCTCATACTCGTTTCTTGTGTAGCTGCTTCTCTTTGCTTTGTCTGAGAAGTATTTTGGATCGATAGTTAGGTTGTCGGCGTCGGCACGGCTGTAATGGTAGATTGCCACATTGCCGTCGGTATTATAGTCTGAAAGCTCTGCTTCGTTTAGGACTGTCTTTTTAAATGTGTTGAGTATCTTTTTCATAGCTTAGACTTTAACTCCTTCATCCGGAGACGAAGTATCTGGCGATGATGCCAGCGGGACTTTTGAGTTCTTGTATCATCTAGCGAACGATGAACACGAGAGTCAATCTCCTCTAAGAGTGATGAGTGTTCAGATCTTTGCTCTTCGGTAAGAGGGGGAATATCATATGTATATTTTTCTCCCTCGTCCATCTCGTACTGGTCATCAAAAAATGGAATATAAAATTTACGTCCGGCGGACTGGCGCTCCTGAGAATAGAAGTCCTCTCGTCCTTGTACGTCTTCGCCAAACAAGACTACATCCCGGCGCTGGATTGTTTTATCTCCCTCAATATACTGGAACACAAACCTATTATCATTCTTAGAAGGCTCTTTCTCCCCCCAGATAATAGACACTTGGTTGAAATATTTCCCAGCCTCAACCATGTCACCTCTAGTAATATTTGGAATAATCATCGAACGCTCTCTATTGCCAAACTTGCCGCGAATACGGATCGGGCCATAGCCTCGCTCGCGGAGCCATGCTACCAACTCTTTATTAAGCAAGCGGTTCTCTTTCGAGGGTAGCTGTTTTGCCATAGGGTTCCAGCCCGTCATAAATCCGACTGTAGCAATCGGGGCGACGTCACCTTGTAATATATTCTTAATGCGGTTAAATCCTGATTCTTTGATCACAAAATTCTTCCACTCTTTTAGATATCTTTTCATCTTACTCTGCACAGATCAGGTGATTCTCGCCAATAAAAGTGTATCTCTTTCCTCTAACAACTACTTCTTCTCTCCCGAAGGAATGGATGACAACGGTCTTCCCTGTCAAGTCTATAGAACAGTCATCAGCGCAGGCAAGAACCGTAGCTGTTAAAAACTCCTCAACCTTTTCCTCCACCGGAACGAAGAAGGCTCCCTGCTGTGGCTCCTCCTCTTGGACTTCTATAAGTAGTCTGCGATTTAGTGGTTTCATCGTAGTTCCTTCCAATAGTCTTGCAACATCTTAAATTCAAAGCGAGAAGTCTGTGTCCATTCACGTATCTTGCAGTGCTTGCAAACACATTCAAATGCTACTTGATCGCCGGCAACTACCTTAGTCTGTCCAGACGGTAGCCAACTATGTTTAACCTTGTTCTGCTTCTCTTCGCGGGAACAAAGTCCATCTCTTAAATCTAGGGGCATAATAAAATTTAACGTAGCCATAACGAACTCCTCTTCGTTCCCCTCTATTTTACCTTACTTTGTGTTTCCCTTTAAGTTATTTCGCACGCACCGCCAGCACAGGCTACCTCACCCTTGAGGTCGGTGTTGTCGTCTTCCTCAACAATCTTGGTAAGATCAACAGTGGCTAGCTTTTCCATCATCACTGTGTATTTCTCTTCCGAACAATCTTCGAAGGGTGCCTGCTGATAAGAGCCACCATTCTGAGGCAACACGCTGAGTCCATTATAATGATGTCTGTTGTCCCACATCCATTCTCCGGCATCAATCCATTCATTGTCGTGTAATGAGATAGTCGCTGAAACATTGTGTCCGTTTTGCCCAGATCGTTTGCCGGGGTTGACCCACTCTTTAGTAATTTTCTTTACTCGCCGCAAAAGCTGGAAGGCGCTTTCTGTCCTCATGATTGCTCCCTCTGGTGCTCGTTGTGGCACAGAGATAACGGCTGTATCATGGGGGCGAAAGTACTCGTCCTCCATTAACTCAGGGTGGTGAATTGCTAGGTGCCAATAAATTGGCTCATTTTTGCCAACTCTAATTCGGCGGATATAATAGTCGTTGTGCCAGGCGTGGATGCCGCTAGATGTCCCAAGGGCCAAACTCGTTGTTCCTGCTGGTTTTACGCAGGTTGTACGGGCTGCCTTGTTGATGCCGATGATTGCAGCGACTCGGGCGTTCTCTTCCTTTACTACGTTGGCGGCCTCCGTCAAACTTATGTCGTCCTCTAGAACTCGCCCCGAGGCGATGCCCGTCATAGAGACGCCGATAAGGGCGTCCTTTTCGGTAGTCCTTTGCCAAACTGGACGCAAATAATGGAAATCAGTATACCCAGCCTGAAGGGTTCCTATAAATGCCGCAGCGCGTACCCGGTCTTCAAGATCTTTCTGTCCCGTAATATTGCTGACGTTTACCTCGGTCAGATTACAGAACTGGAACGGTCGTAGCCCGATCTCACAGCATGGGTTAGTCCCCCAATCCTTATCGTTAGAGAGATAAATGCCAGGCTCGCCAGCATTGGATGCCTCCACACGCTTCCATAGGTCTAGGAAAAATTCTTTGGTTATTCTGTGCCGCAAAAGTACAGCGGAGTTATTGGCTCGTCCTCGTTGTGGGTTTTGTTCCCACCAGTCTCCAGCCTTGCATGCAATCATTTCATTGTCACATGCCGAGAATAATGAGATCAGCGCTGCACGGCGGATGCCGCCGGCCAAGACTGCATCTGCAATATGACAAACTATATCATGAACCTCGATTGGGGAGAGCTTATCTCCATCCTGTCTGTGCGACAAAACACCCTCAACTTTTACTAAACATTCTCGTAGTGGCTGCGGGCCAGGAGCCTTGCCGCCAGAAGTTACAAGGCGAGCACCTTTTGGGCGGATATCGCTGAAGTCAAATCGTAGCTTTGAGCCGCCGAAGAAGTAGCTCCGAACGAGATACTTGACAGCGTCTGCCCAACCCTCAATGCTATCGTTTACTAAATATCTTCTAGTTCTTTCTGAGTTTGGTTTTCTTATTTCTGGAAGCTGCTCAACATGGTGTTTCTGAACGGAATAGCCGACGCCTGTACCGCCCAACAACAGAAACATAACCTCGCCAAAGACTCGCCAATCATCTACAGGAGCATAAGCACAATTGAATACACGATTGGGTGAGATCTCGATAGGCTTGCCGGCAAACTGCATAGAGCGCATGGAGGGGAGCACCCTCTTCTCATAAACAAAGCTATAGATGTCCTTAATCTCGCTCTTAAGCTCTGGGTATTTGCGCATATGCATTTCCATATTGCGAGCAACAAGCTCTTCCCAGGTTTCGCGGCGACTCTTCTCGGGGATATATCGTGCATACTTCATATACACCGTAATATCTGATAGGATTTTAGTTGAGACATCTTGTTCGTTCATGATGTTTCTCGCTCCTCTTTTAACTTTGTGGCTAGTTTTCGTAACTCGTTCTTAAGGCTCTTGTTTTCTGTTGCTTGTTTTTTTTTATCTTCCGACTTTTGCTGCGCAGCTTGAGCCTTTTCGGTGCGCTCCTGTTTGAACCTTTTGTACTTCTTGCGCAAGTGTTCGTCCTGCTCTTGCTTGGTCTTCATTACTACGGCGTCGATTGTAGAGTGCTCGTCTGGAGGTAACACCTTTAAGTGTACCCTAGAAGTATCAAACTCCATTGGGTAGACGATGCCATCAATGCCATTACGGTTCTTGGCCACAAACATGCGTCCCTTATTTTCAGTCTTGTCCTCAACTGTACGAGAGATTGTACAGATAAAGTCTGCAACAAAGCACTTATTAAATGCTTCGCTAATGGCTTCCATCGTAATGACTTCGGCGTTTAATCCGCTTCGATTGGTCTGAGAAGCTGTCCACACTGGAATGTCCCAGACTTGTCCGATAGCTCGGAGTTCTTCGTAAGTGTTCCCAAGACTGTGGCGCAGTTCTTGGGTTTTAAACCCCGAGGCTGTTGGTCTCAAAAGGTCAGCATAGTCTACAATGATCATGTCTACGTTGATGCCCTTTTGTTTAAGCTTCTCTAGATGGGACAAAATAGTCCGAGTAGATGCTGACTTGGTCGGATACTCTTTGATAATGAGTTTCCCTGGAATGTGTTCCACCGCCATAAGGATCGCATCCTTCATCGACATTAGGTTCTTTAGTTCAATGCCCGTAATACAGGAGTCGTAACGCTGCCCCACAACTGTATCGGCTAGTTCTAAAGTATAATGTACTACAGTCTTGCCCTTGACTACTGCCATTGCCCCAAGGTGCGCGAGCGCCATTGATTTACCAGCGCCGGTTGGGGCAACAACAACGCCAAGCTCTCGCTTGCCTAGCCCGCCCTTAGTAATAGTGTCAATCTCTTCCCAGTGTGTGGAAATAGGGTTGCGCATTTTCATTTCAAAACGGTCAAGCACATCCTTGTGCCAGTCGTGGCCACAATCATTGTCTGCCCCAAGGTTCATAGCGTCGTTAATAACCTTTTGGATCTGGTCAAAGCTTTGGGACTGGAGAAGGTCAACCGACTTGAGGATGGCTTCTTTTAATTTCTGCTTCTTGCAAAAGTCTAGGGACTTTTCCTTGACATATTCATCGTCGTCGTCACCGATGGCATTGCTCTTGATGCGAGCCATGAACTCGATGACCTGTTTAATAATACTATCTGAGTAATCTTCAGTCTGTGTCCGCACTACTGAAACCATTGCCTCATAGGTTGGGTGCGGGTATGAAGCTTTGTGCTGGAACATTAGGTCAACGAAGACCTGAAGGTATTTCAATTCGAGATAACTGGTGTCTAAGACTTCCTCCATTTGATTCGCAAAGTTGCGGTCAAAGAGAATGGTCTTTACTAATTTTTCTTGGAAGGACTTTCCGAACTTACTGAATGTATCCAACTGCTGTTCGGTCATTTAATTTCCCTATTCTTTACTATAACCCATTTGGCGAAAATGTGAAGGGCTATTCTCATTTATTTTCATGAGAACGCAGCATCAGCATTAATTCATCTATGTTAAGTGTACCAATGCCATCCTTGAGGAGTTGAGTCCTAATTTTTGTGCGGTTTAGATTGACCCCGTCATTCTGAATCGCGTATCTAAGTTTGTTAACTCCCTGGGAGGATATGGTGCTTGTATATAGTTGCATGATTTCATAATTT